AAGATGAACGTACCTGTAGTTGACATGGAAGAAGAGGAAAGAAAAGCACTAGAATACGCTAAGACTATCCCTAAGCTAAGTACACTCAAGGGTGTGGGGATTATGTCTCCTAAGAAAGAAGAGCCAGAGGTAGAAGCTACAGAAGAGAGTGCTAAACCTTTAGAGGGTATGGGCGCTCAAGCAGCCGGTTTTTTTAGTAAGGCTGAATCAGACGGTTTTAACATAATAAATGATAATGTGGGAATGAATAAGGATGAGTGGGAAGCCTTTAAAAAAGAAGTTGCTAAGATAGAGTCTGGTGGCAAAAAAGATCCGTATAGAATATCAGGTGGAGCAAATAAACACTATGATGGCAAGTATCAAATGGGTAAGTTGGCTAAACAAGATGCTGCTGATTTATTAGGTATGAGTATTGGTCACAGTAAAGCAGAAAGGGATTCTTTTAGAAACAACCCCGCTTTACAAGAGAGGGCGTTTGCATCTTTCACAGCTAAAAACCATAAAAGCCTTATGAATAAATCTGAGATATATAGAGGGTTAAGTAAAAAACAACAGTCTGCAGTATTAGGTTACGCACATAATCAAGGTGCAACTGCTGCCTCTAAATGGTTATCTAGCGGAAAAGTAGGCAGTGATAAATTTAAAACAAAAGGTACAAAGTACTCTGATGCCATAGCATCCGTATTAGGTGTATCTCTACCTAAGTTTGGATCTTCTGATCTTGCACCTAAAACATCACTACGCCCCAAGGCTAGACCAGACACAAGAGTAGCAGCTAACTAATGTTCGGCTTACCCCTAGAATTACTGACTATGCTCTTCTCAACAGTGTTGGGGGGAGTAATGTCTATATGGGGCCAGAGCATGAAGAACAAGCAAGAGCAGAATAAGATGATGCTTGCTAATGCTCAGTTTAATGCAGATCAAGTCAACGCTGCTAGGGATGCAGGTAAGACAGATAAGCACTTTGCATGGACACGTAGGATTATAGCTCTATCTGCTGTGTTCTCTATTATAGTGTTGCCTAAGCTGGTGGCAGTATGGTATCCTGACGTAAGCGTTATTGTAGGGTACACAGAAGTACAGGGCGGCTTCCTTAACTGGCTGTTTGGCCCTGCAGAAGCAACCCAATGGAAGTACGCTAACGGCTTCGTAATAACACCTCTAGACACACATATCGTATCAGCCATTGTAGGATTATACTTTGGCGCAGGATTTACAAAGTAAGGCATAAAGATGACAAACTTATTTCAAGCGCCTGTTCCAGGCCAATCTCTAACAGATGAACCTCGTAACGCTGCATGGGAGAACCCACCTGAGATAGAAACGATGGAAGAAGCTGTTACTTATTATATTGAAAAGATCTCAGATGAAGACTCGTTAGATGATCTTGCTTTGTTGTTTGAGCTTGGCGCAAACGTTCAGGATGTAACAGAGACGCTACTCATCATGGGTACTATGAAAGGTCTACACACTGTTGATGTACAGATGCTTGCTGCACCTATCGTAGGAGCCTATATAAAGGCCGCTATGGTACCTTATGGCGTTGAGACACCTGAGACAGCAGTAGACCCAGATAAGCTACGCACAGAGCGTCAGAAGCAACGCTTAGACACCATCTTTAGGGATGCAATAGAAAAGAGTGTACAGCAAGGTGAGGATGAGGGCACAGAGCTACTACGGGGTATGCAGGATGCTGTGTCAGAGGAACCGCAAGAGGCAACAATAGAACAGCCTATGGAAGAGACTACAGAAGAGCCTATGGTTGAAGGTGAAGCACCGCAAGGTCTTATGGCACGAGGACAATAGATATGAGTTTTGATGGACAAGCATTTCTGACAGGGTTTTTTAAGGCATCTGCAGCTAATATTAAAAGACGTAAAGAAAAAGCGGAAGACTATGAGGCTAGTCTACGTGAGAATCAGGATCGGTATGTTTCTTTGGCGGGCCAGAAGACGCGGGCACGTAATAATGCGGATAGCCTAGCTAATAAAATATATGATATGGGTGGCACAAAAGACATGGTTAAGGCTGCTGTGGCTGAGTCTGCTGACCCATCCGTAGGCCTAACTAAACTACATGATGTTCTTCAAAAGGCTGTAACAAATAATGATATCGACTTTGTAAGAAACAATGCAGATATATTTGCTTCTACAACTATTGATTCAGCTATAACAGGTGTAACTGTAAAAGACATGCTTGATGAATCTTATGGTATAGGATCGTACAAAGCAGGTGATTATGTTAAGCCAGAATCTAACTGGTGGGAGCGGCTTACAGGACGCTCAGCTATGGATGACATTCGTGCTAAGATGGATGAAGACGTAGTATATGATGGCATGAGTATATATGACTTGAAGCAGTTTGCTACATCATCAGCGTTTAACAAAGTAGGTGGAAACTCTTATCTTACTTACCTGTCACCTAACTTGTTTGAGCAAAGGGATGTTCCTACATCAAGAATAAACTTTGAAAGTATCTTAGATGAGAATAGTGACTACCTTAGTGTACAGGCACAACTAAAGGAAGCTCTTACAGCCAAAGCTACTCTTGATGCTAATAAGGCAGCAGGTCAGGAAGTATCATCAGACGTATATGATCCTGTTGTGCAAAGAGTAGCAGATCTAAAGCAACAAAAGTTAGATATTCTAAATAGTACAGTAGGACTGTATGTACAGGATGAAGCTGCAAACTATTATGAGGGTACTTACTTAAAGCGCATGGGTACTCAGCTAGACGGTATTGTAGGTATTAAAGGCTGGACTGCTGCTACTCTAGCGGCTGAGCCAACGAAAACTGAAACTATTATAAAGGCTACAGATTCAGGAAAACCTGCCGAAAAGGATGATGGCATTCTGTCAGGGTCAGAGGCTGCTGAAATTATGGAGTCGCATAACATAGACGTTCTCCCAAATGGCACTGTTATTGATCTTAATAGTGGAGAAACGCTAGATCAAACTGATAGTAAGCTAGTTTTAGAAGGTCTTGGCTTATCAACAGAGGTATTACCAGATGTAGATACATCTAAAAACGTACCGCCTAGACCAGAGCGTGATCCTAAGTATACTGACATGGAAATTATGATGATGTCAGAGGATCAAAGGGCAGAGGCTTTCCCTGATCTAGAATCATGGGATGCTAAATACTGGAACACACACAACGTTGATGGTACACCTAGAGAGAAGCCTCTTGTACCTAAAGCTGAACAAGAAAAGCCAGACGCACAACCTGTCACAACAGCCGTTGATACATTTGATAACTTCTTCTTTACGTATAGCAATGAAATGCTAGACTATATGGAAGAGTCAGGCGTTACAGGTGAGGACTCCATTGAAGAAATAACAGAGTTTTTAGCTGCTTGGTTTGATGAAAATGCAGGTAATGAACAGCTTGTAACAGACGCAAGTAAAGTAGACAATTTGGAAGATATAGCTAAAATAATCAAGGCTACATTGCAGAATTTGGAGCAATAATATGAGCGACATTGTAGATGAAATACTGCGTAGGAAACGTAAAGCTACACCGTCATCCAATCAGTCTACTGTTGATGCTATTCTATCTAGAGGCAAACCTAGTATTGCAGAAGATACCCCTGACGATGACGGTAACTTTGGCTTTACTACAGGTAACCTAAAGAAAGATGACCTAAAGTCAGGCAAGAATGCTGCAGCCATACGTGACTACATGATCACTCGCTTTGGGCAGCAGTACAGGTTTAATGGTAATTACGGTGATGATGAGTTAGTTGAAAACTTCTTTGACCACATGCGTAATTTCAACACAAACGTAGTTGCTACCACAAGTGAGGCTAACTTTGTAAGGAAAGCTTCTGAGCAAGAAAAAGCCAAAGCCAAGGTAGCATACCAGTTGTTTGATAATACAGGTAACGTGTTTGTAAATGATGGTGTGTATGGTGCAATTGACGGAGTTAAAGACTATATCTTTTCTGCAGTTAAAGACCCTTCAAACTACTTAGGTTTGCTTACTGGTGGTGTAGCAAAGGCTGGTGCGCTAGGCTTTAAGCAAGGTACAAAGGAAGCCATTAAACTGTCTATAGCAAAGGCAACTAAAGATGCGCTCGCTAAAGGTGCATCTCGTGAAGCAGCAGAGAAAGCAGGGAAAGAGGCAGGTGAGGCAGCATTTAAACATGCTCTAGCAGCAGGTCACAAGAACGGTGCAGCTAAAAAGATTATGCGTGAAACAGCTAGGCTAGAGAGTGACATGGCTTTACGCAAGTCTAGACTACTAGCTCGTAAACGTGCAGTAGGCGCACTAAAAGATGAGGCAACTAAAAAGTCTTTGTATGCTACAGCCGCTACAGATACAGCCGTAGCTGTCCTACAGGATCTACAGATTCAGTCACTTATGATTGATGTAGAAGCCCAAACAGAGTACAGCGCTTTACAGACAGGCTTTAGCTCTTTATTTGGTGTAGCAGCGCCGGGGGCACAACTTTTAGTAGGTAAGCTTAAAGGGAAATCTGGCTATACAGATGTAGATGTTGAGTACCAGATGAGCGCCTTACGTGAGTCTAGGAAAAAGCCCAAGCTTATAGAGCTAACAGAAAGTCAAGCTAAAGAAGCTGCACAAGACATCAAGAAGAATGTACGTAGCTGGCGTGAGAAAGTTGACGCTGGGCGTGATATGTTTAGCAGACGCATCACAGATACAGATGTATTCAAGCAGATTATTCTGGGTTCAGATGGTAAAGGTAAGACTGATGGCTTAGCCTTTATTCTAGCAAAGGGTGGGAACAAGTTGGATAAGGGTACTACTATCTCTGATGCCCTAAGTAACATTGTACCGCAACTGCCAGAAGATGAGCTAACAGAGATAAACAAAATGCTAATGATGTCTGGTATGACTTTAGGTGAAGGTACAGCCTCAACTAAAAGCTTGCAAGACTTGGTAGCCTTTGAATCAAGCCGTGGTGGTCAGACGTTAAATGTTATGAGCCAAGCAGCTAAGATTGTTAATGGTACGCTGTTACATGGTGAAACTCTAATGACCGAAGCTACAGGTAGCATCCTAGAAAAGGAAGGTAAAAAGCTACAAAGAGCTAGACCTTTTGCTTATGGTCAAAACCTATGGCGTAGAATGCTTGTATCGTCACCGTCAACAACAGCAGTCAACGTTGCTGGTTTTGCTCAGTACGCTACTGTATCAACTTTAGCTGATGTTATGAATGGCTTAGGTCACATCTCTTTGAGCTTCCTGCAGACAGGGCAGCGGCGTGTAGATACACGGCAAAGAGGTAAGATCTATATGCAAATGCAAGCGCAAAAGATGCGTAACCTGCTAGACCCTTACACAACGCATGATGCTTACATGTCATTTCTAAAGCAGAATAACGATGTAAGTAAAATCCTCTTTGAGACTGTGGCTGGTGGTGTAGAACGTACAGGGCAACGCTACGGTATTGACACATCAAAAGGTGTAGCTAAAAAGTTAGAGACAATGGCAAACGCAGCCAACAACCTTACTGGTGTACGTATCCAAGATAGCTTTACTAAGTCACAGATGTTTATGACAGAGCTAGATAAGTATCTCCGACTAAAGCATGGCCCAGAGAAGGATCTTATGTCTGTTTTACGTTCTGGTGATACGGCACTTATAGACAATGACGTTATTGGTGGTGCAATGGATCAGACACTACGCTCTGTATTCTCTAAAGATTACACAGCTAAAGATAGTTTTTTAGGTGAAGCAGCAAGTATAGTAGAAAAATTCTCAAACATACCTGTAGTAGGTACTATCTTACCGTTTGGGCGATTCTTTAACAATGTTGTAGCTACTAGCTATCAATGGTCTGTAGGTGGCGCTTACGAAATGACAAGCGCACTGGTACGTAAAGCTGCCAGCAGAGGCGAGCAAGTAGACTTGATGAAACCTGCAGAGGCTTTCTCTAGAACATTGGTTGCTTGGTCTACTGCAACAATGGCTATGCAATATGATGAGGAGCGTAGGAAGAAGGGCTTAGGGCCGTATGAAGTAGAAGCTGGTGGCGGTAATATCCTAGATATGAAGAGCCAATTCCCGGCGTCTGTGTTCTTGCTTGCTGGGCGTATCTTAAATATCAGAAAAGATGGCGATCAAGTACCTAATGAATTATCCTTAGAGCTAGGAAAGCAATTAGCTGTAGGCCAGTTTGCATCTGATGCACAGTTTGGTAATGATCTTAACTCTATTGTTGATTTCTTCCTTAACATGGATGGTGATACAGATTACCTAAAGGCAAGTACCACAGGCTTAGGTAAGGCGGGTGGTAACTACTTAGCAGGTTACACAAGACCTTTAGACGCATTCAACCAGCTTGTAGGGTTTGTAGCAGAGGTAGACACAGCTAAAGATGTACGTCAGGCACAAGGCTTGAACGCTCTATCACAAAGCTCTTTAAAGTATGTCGATAATATAGCAGAGGTTATGATTGATGCTATTGATGCTGCTATAGGCAGCGACAAGTTAAATGAAGCAACTCAAGACATGCTAACAGGTGAAGAGTTACGTGTTGGCGCTCGTGAAGGTCAAATATACAATCCAGCCCCTTTAGCGAAAGTATTAGGTGTTACTATTAAGCAAGACCGAACAGCAGCAGAAGAGGTATACTCTGTAGCAGAGATGGCACCTTGGACTGCTGGAGAAAGATCTGAGATTCCAGGTTATGACAAGATCTTCAATAAAGTGTTTGCACCTATGCTAGAACAAAAGTCTAGGATGCTACTATCTGATCCTAAGTTTAAGAAGGCTAATCTTCAACAGAAGCGATCTATGGTTACGGATACATTACGCGTAATAAAAGCAGACGTTAGGTCTTTCTTAGAGGCATCTGGTGATAAGGACACTGTATTGGCAAAAATGAGACGAAAGGCATCTGCTACAGGCTCAAAGAACGCTAAGAAAGAGGCTCGCAACTTTATGAAGGACAAGGGGGCGACAACCAACATTAGAGACATGAATTACAGTGAATTGTACATGTATCTAAACTATCTAGACTATCACACAGAAGTGTACGGTAGATAGCAGAAGGGGCGCACTAAGCGCCCCTTTCTTTATTTAATACCATACTTTTCAGCAGCAAGCTTAGCCCACATCTGTGACTCAGTAAGTCGCTCTAAAGCGTTCTCCTTTTCATCACAGTTTTGTAGGTTTCTATTGTAGTGCACTTCTAAGCCTGTTGCCTGTGTTATTAGATCGGCCTTAAAAAGATTAGTCTTTGTGTCCATGTATGCCTTGGCTTCTCGTTCTAGTTTCACGGGTATTCCTTATGTACTTTCTGGTACTTGAAAGCAGTAGTATTTCACATCAGAAGAAGGTGAAGGTTTAGTCCTAATCAGTCTTTCTTTAATTGGCTCAGCAAACTGTTTGCACTCTTTGTAACTATTAAAGAACACATCGTGAGCTTGCATCTTATAAGCCGTTCCATGAAACATGATTAGGACTAAAATATACATTAGAACCAGCCTTTAACTTGATCAATAAGTGCAGGGCCATACTCTGCAGTAAGAGCAACAACTTCACCGACAGCAACCATACCAATAGTTGCAACTGCCATAAACTCAAAACCTGTCATATCATTCTCCTTTCAAGAGTTTTTTCAGGTCTGTGTAACCGCCTATGTGGTTACCTTCTATATCCCAGATTTGGGGTACAGTCTTTATACCTGACTTTTTAAATAAGTCAAGTAGCCACTTGGAGTCATTGAGAGAGTAGTACTGAGCAGCAAGGCCGCTATCTCTCAACAACCCCATAGCTTGGGAGCAGTGAGGGCAGTCAAGCCGCCCCACTAATGTATACACACTCATGTCAGATCTACCAACTCACAGGAATCACCTGTACATGCCATAGTCTGACTACCTGCAGTATTGTCTTCGTTTTCGTACTCAGTAAGCTCTGACCAAGCAATGCGCTTTGGCATCTTAGCTAAAAGCTCTTCATACTCTTCCTTAGTACAATCCTGATAAGGCGCTTGCTGATACGTGTGATCTGTATGAGGCAAGAATGATACGCCAGACATTTCGTCAAAGTGTTTGTAAACAAATGCACCCACTTCCATCCATTCAGCATCCCGCACTGAGATTGTTACACTTGGCTTATGTTCACACCAATGTCGCTGATAGGTAAGCCACAACTCTAGCTGCTCAATAGCTGTCATATCATTACGTGTAACCGCATTCTCAGGTGACTTTACAGGGAAGCTAAACACTGTGGTAGTGTCACCCTTCATCACACAAGGCTCATTAGGGATGCCTTTGTCTTTCATAAACTGTGTTAGCGGATCTTTATTATCACCGCGCACAGTACGGATATAATAGGCACTGTGGCGAGCATGAATGCCACTGGCGCTATCCACCAATTGTGATACCGTGCCCGAAGGCTTGACGCATGTAATTGCTGCAGATACAGGTATATTAAGCATACCAGCAAATTCAGCGTTAGTATTGACAGCCACACTACGTAGGTGCTCAAGGGTCTTCTCCAATCCTTTGTTGTCAGGGGTCATTAGAGGATTATCCATAACACCTGTAAGTGATACACCAAGCAAACGCTCTTCTTCTGTGTTCTTCTGCCAGACTTTACGCAAGTAAGGAAACTTAGTGTAAGTAGACTGTACTGTTCCCAGAATAGTAGCCAGACGTACCTTACGCTCTAGGTCATCAATAGTGTCAGTAGAACGCACAACAACTTCCGTTAAGTTACAAAACTGATACGGGCGTAAGCTGATTTCTGAACATGGATTGCAACCAAACTCATAGTTAGGATCACGGCGTCCATGCTTGACTGCTAGATCGACACAAGCTTGACGGTTGAAGACACCACGCTCACCTGATTTAGAAGCTACAAGGGCTGTCCACTCACGCATGAATGTCTCCATGTCAGGCTTCTCTGTGTACCCTACGCTGTTGTTAGCTAATGCTCTCCAAGGGGCTGTTTCCCACCACTGTCCTGACTTAGCGTGACGCATACGATCATCAGACAAGTTAGACAAACTAATCATAGCTGAACGGCGTACACCACCAACTACAACAATCTGACCAATGAAGCACATAAGGTCATGGCACTCAATGCTAGATAGCTTACGTCCTTGTGCAGCTTTAAAGGTTGTGATAGCAAAGTTAAACAATTCAACTAGAGGCGCTGGGCCGCTTGCTCTACCACCAAACGTCTTAAGCCTAGCACCTGCAGGACGTACCAAACCAATATCCCACTGAGGGATCTCACCAGCCCAAAGGAGTGCCAGCAATTGTCTGAAAGCTTTAGCCCAACCTTCCTTACTGTCTTTGACAACGATTGTAGTCTCACTGTCGAAGAGTTGAGGTATTTCAGGGAGCTTGCTAACGTACTGCCTCTCGACGCTGAAACCAACACCAGTACCACACAAGAGGATGTACATAGCCTCATCGAAGGACTTAGGGTCATCTACGGGTAAGTAGCTACAGTTATAGCCAGCAGTATTGTCTCTATCTAAAGCTGGGCCAGCAGTCATTAGTGCTCGCATAGATGGCATGATATCTGTGTTAAGTATTGCAGACTCAATCTCTCTACAAACCTTACTGTCCAATAAAGCATTTACTACATTGATCATGTAGCGCTCTACTGTGTCTGTCCAAAACTCACGGCCATAACCATCGTAGTATTTGGCGTAACGTGATTTGTGAATAAATGTCTGGTAGTCTGTGGGTAGTAGGTTGCTCATCTATTGTCTCCTGAACCTTTTAGTTTTCCGCGCTGCTCTCTGTCATCTAGCTTTGCCATATTCATTTCCATAGTCTTCCTTAAGTTACCGCCAAAGATGTTAGATAGTGCAACAACGTAGAACAACACATCCCCCAACTCTTTCAGTACATCTTCATCACTAAACTTTCCTTTGTCACGAAACAGTTTCTTTATCTTTTCCGCAACCTCACCTGATTCACCTACAAGACCCAGTGTGTTTTCTACTAAGCGCTCTCGTCCTTTAGTAAAAACTTTGTCTTCTACAAACTGGCTATAGAAACGTAAGGGGTCATTATCCCAATCAGGGCTGTTCTGAAACATGTCGAAGTAACCGAATGCCTCTAAGTCTGTCTCGTTAATCATTGCCGCTCCTTAACTATTAAGTTTCGTATCGTTACATCGTCAACGTCATACATAACGTTTGTTATTAGGTCAAACACATCTTCCTGATGGTGCTCATCAGATGATGATAACATGTTGTTTTCTTCATCTACGTTTAACATAAACATAACACTAAATGTCTTGGTGCTCATTTGTGATTCTCTTTGTAGTTATCTATTAGCCAACCTAAGTATACCTGTGCCTTCTCTAAGTCTTCTAGGCCATTTTTATACTCATGTCTCCAAACGTATTTCAACACATTGCCAGCCATGTATGCACTTGTACCGTCCATCTTACAAGTCATAGCACGTATAGCTTCTATACACTCTATACCTGCTTGATTATAGTGTACGGGACTATTTACAGGGTCTACCATTATGCGCTTCCTTGTGTTTTAGTGAATGCATTAAGTGTATATACGTTACCTTTCTTGCTGTAAACCTCTTCTTCTTCTGATATCTCTTTTTCAGCAGCGGCGTACTGTTCAGGAAAGATATCTTTTAGCATTTCTTGTTTATACTCAACCAACTCTTCTTCAAACTCAGGGTACTCTGATAGAAACGTTAGAGATGCAGCCATAGAAAGTGCAGCCTCGAAAGCGGCATGTGCTGCTGGCATGGGCGCATCTATGACTTCACCAAAAGCTAAACCTGTGGCTAACTCAAGAGTCCAATTACCTTCTTCATCCATAACAGGCTTTATGATAACAGCAACTTCATCATCTTTTACTTTGTAAGACATCACTTCTTCCTTTGTGTTTTGAGTGCTACTCTTTCAAGCTTACACCGCCTACCTTTTTCTTTTAACCACTCTACAGGTATTAACCTATGTGACCACAAGAAGCCATGTTTATCGCACCAGTTATAGTAGCGAGATTTGGCACCTTTATACAACTTAGCATTTGCGTTACTAAATACAAAGCGTATGTCTAACTCTGGGTGTTGCTCCTTTACTGCCAAGTGCTTGCGCCTGTCTTCATTGTCAAAGATACCTTTTGTTTCTATAAAGATACCATTGTCTAACTCAAAGTCAGGTGTGTATGTACGATAGCGTAGGTCTTCCCATTCTATCTTTATCTTCTCATACAACACATTCTTTTGATGTTCCTTGAGGAATGCAGCAGCCTCTCTTTCAAGGCCACTGCGGTAAGCCTTACGCTGATGTTTCGGTTTCATCTGGCTCTTCTTGTTCTGCAATTTCAACAATCATACCACCTAACATGCTACAGCGAGCTTGCAATACTTTAGCCAAGTAATCCATACGCCCTATTTCTGCTTGAGCTATTCTGATTTCTTGATGCATAGCCGACTGCTCTTCGTTGAAATCATCAGTGTAATAGTCTTTATCGTTAATAGTTAATTTAGCCATGTATGTAATCCTTTATGCCACATAGTCTACCATAGGAGGGTTCTTAGCTTTAGAAGATCTAGAAGGTTCAGTACTTAAATTGGGCCAGCACTTATGTTTGAATGCACAAAAGCCACACTCAGTACCTAACTTCTTGAACCCTGTCTTCTTCTTGTAGAACGTTTCTTCGATAGGCTCAAAGCAACGCTCAAAAGGTTGGTCTTGATCAATATAATCAACCGTATCCTGGATATCATCTAACACAGATTGCTTGTCTACCTCAGAGGCTGAGACATACTTAAACTCACCATTAGCTTTGTTGATAACCCACCAGCCACCAACACCCTTACCTGCACCCTCTGCGTAGCCTACAAGCTGTGGGATGTAACCAAAGCTATCGCCACTAGCTAGTGCATCAAAGGAAGCAAACTTGTTCTGGTAAGACCAAGGAGATGCAGACTTAACATCGTCAATCTTACCGTCCAACTCCATGTCATACTCACCATTGATATCCTGACCATGTGGTAGCTTTAGTGTGACTTTATCATTGTCCTTAAAGTCTATACCAGCAGAACGCATGACACCTTTAAACACAGCTTCAACAATGTCACCTAATATCATGTTCATCAAGAAGTGTGGTGGGAAAGGGGTCTTATCCTTTGGGTCATTCTTCTCATACCATAACTGGCACTTAGGCTTACCAAGATTAGACATACGCATACGAAACTCGTCACGCGGCCCACTAGCAAACTGCTTTAGCATAGCAGCCTCAACATCAGAGGCGACTTTAGAAGCCACCTCTTTTGACATTGATGCCTCACCTGCCATAGCCTTCTGTAAGTAAGAGAAGATTGCTAATTCAGCAGGATGTTCCATTACTCTTCCACTTCTACGATTGAAGCTACAATCTCTTTATCGGCGTGTGACAGACCATCAGAGCTACGCTCTTCATGCTTATCTAAGAGTGAGCCATTGATGTATTCAATGAAGTCTAGGAAGTTACCAAGCGTATCATTGTCATCATCAGATAGCTCAACCTTATCACCGATTGCTGCAGTAACATAACCAAAGGTAGCACCCGTAGGGATCTTACCTACAGCAGGAGATAGCTTGATAGTAGACATAGGTGGCAGGAGATTCTTCTTGTTGATCTG